CAGAGAACCTTTATTTCGTTCTATATGACAGTATGACCTACGAATCCGTCAGCGATGCACGCCAACAAGCGGAGGCGGACGCCAAGGTGGCGCGCCTGATTGCCGATAAAACGGCGGGGAGTTAACAATGTCGGCAACTTCAGAAGCCAATTCACTAGGTAGTTTTTTCGCTGTCGGGATTCAGGGTGCAAAAGGTACGGCGGCCACGACGCTGTACAAACTGATTGCCACTGACAGCAGCCTGGCACCAGAGTTCGAGTACCGTGACACGCGCCTAGAGCATCCGTCAACCGGTGGCACAACGTCATGGGCAATGGCCAACACGGACCAGATCACCGGCTACATCGGGCGGGCGTCTGTAACGTTCCCGTTGCGACCAAAAGGCATTGTGCCGGTTTTGCAATCCTGCGGCTACGGTGTATCCACAGCAGATAACACCACGCACTATACGCATACATTGACGCAGGGCACCGACGCGGCGCACAAGTGGCTTACCGCCATTTGGAAAGTTGACGATAGCGACGCAGCGTTCTATGTGTGTGGTGTTGATGGTCGCTGCACTAGCCTAACCATCAGCGTGTCTACTGAGGAAATCATGTGCACCGCTGAGTATGGCTTTTTGACAGTGGCCCCGCTATCCGGTTCGCCCACGTATGTGGACGAGCAAGCGGATGAGATCGTGCCTTGGGTGGGGGCGAGAACCGATATTGACATCGGCGGGTACACCGTCGTTGAGGTGATTCGGGCTGCTGAAATCACCATCACCAACACTTTGCGTGAGGACGACAAGGCGCTGTGGACGCAAAGCCGCGTTAATATGCAGCGCCAGAGTATCGGCATTCAGGCCAGTTTTAACGAGATCAACGTAAGCGACAGCATTTACGAGGCGCTGTATTATGGTGCCGACGCCGGCGCAACCGTGGCGACCGCGCCAGTGACTGGGAACATCGATGTAGAGTGGCGTAGCGCTGCCAACATCAGCGGGGCCGCCGTGCCGTATGAACTTCAATTCATTGCACCGTCTGTGCAGTGGAAGGCCAACGGCGCACCGGCTGCCAGTGGTGACGAGTTGATCACCATCGGCGCTGATGGAATGGTCGTTGGCAATGTGGCGACACCAAGCACGATCAAAGTTCTGAACAATGTGAGTAGTTACTGAGCCTATGAATCTATCTAACTGGCAACAGACAAGCACCGTCAGCTTGGTTGCGTCTGATGGTGAAACCGAACAAGAGTACCGGCTGACCTTTGGCACATGTAGTAACTTTGACATCGGCATGTACAGCCAGCGACGGCGCAAGGTCTTCGAGTTAATGCGCACGACATACGGCGACGACTGGATCGGCAAAGATGAGGCAATGGTGCTGCAAGGCATCATGATTGCGCACGCCGTGTTTATGGCCGGGCTGAAGAAAGTTGAAGTCAGGGACGGCGACGATTGGACAGAAACCAAGCTGCCCGATTCCTGGTACGATGCCCAGCACTTCGCTACCGATGTGCCGGCCGGCATGATTGACACACTGACCGAGGCTGTGATTGATGCTGGCAATCCGCCGCGATTGTTTTCCTATCTTCCCGCGGGAGATGAGGAAAAAAAAGCGCTGCGGCTGACCGTGAATCCGTCAGTGAGTTAGCCAAGGCCATCATAGCGGCGGAAGAGTCAGCGAAGGAAGACAAGCCGGCTAAGCCATTGACGCCGGCTGAACTGCGGGCGAAGGCGAAGGAACTTGAGGCAGACGGACTGTGCAATCCGGTGTCGCTGGAAGTGTATCGCACATGGTACGTCATGGGCGGGTCACAGTATGGGCCATCACCTGTGGAAATACTCGAAATGCCGGCCTGGTTGCGCATGGACTTCGACACAATCAATCGGTACATCTCCGATGAGCGTGACCGGGTGAAGCGCAACAAGCCGAAGAAGCCGGTTAAAAGGGGCAAACATTGAATCAGAGGACACTTACCGCTACATCAGCCCTGTAAGTGTCCTTTTTGTTTGAGGAGCACATGTTCACTTTACGCACAGATAGCCGATTCGATGATCTGGAACGCTTAATTGATAAAATCAGCCGTCCTGGCAATGGGCAGACCCGCATGATTGCCGATGGGGTGCGCCGGCAATTCGCCGCCAACTTCACGCGCCAGGGGAATGGTACCGGGCAGTGGGCGAGATTAGCACCATCAACGCAGTTGCAGCGCCGCGCGCAAGGCTATGCCGGTGGTAGCCCGATCCTGGTAAGGACTGGCGGTTATCGTTCATCGTTTACTGAGCGTGGTAGCGACAATTATGAAAGTATCCAGTCCACTGGTTTTGGTCTAGTGATTGATGTTGGCAGCAATGATAGACGTGCAATCTTCCACGAACGCGGCACGCCGAAGATGCCGCAGCGCAGCGTGACGTTGCTAGGCGACAATCAAGTTGACGACTTGGCGAGACTGGTTGACTACGTGATCGGAGAAATCGAGCGTAATGTATGGCGCTAACTAAGGTTGAATCAATCTACAAGGCGCCGAAGCAGCGCTTTGTGCCGGTAGTCATCAATAATAAGTTGGTGTTTCGATTCGACCCAGAACGTGGGCTGATTGAGTGGCAGTGCAGAGGCGAGAAGCATATCATTGACCTGGCTGAATATGCTGAGAAACAAAACAGCGGTACAGACAATTGATGCTGTACCGCTGTTTTGTTTGATTCACCTCGCCGGGCCGTACCTTGCCGCACCACACCTCGCCAAGCCTGACCAGAAACGCACCCGACCTTACCCGCACCATAATCCCCACATGGGGCAAACAGGAGTGTGGGGATTGAACCCACAACTGAGCATGGTTACTCACCCATCTTGCCGTCCGTCGTCTTTGTTCCTACCTTGCAGACCCACTACATGACGCAATTTTGTATGCTCCCCAACTCTCCGCCTGCTCACGTTCTACTCCATCAATCGTGATCGCACATTCAAAGCCTATGGTATCACTACCGTTTTGAGCTGATATAGACACAAACTGCCCAGGCAATGCGTCAAATTCATAAACCCACGGTATGCGCCCCTTCTCCTGCGCTATGTTTCCAGTTTGATTGGTGTAGGTTAAATCCATGAATCGGTATTCTCGATCATCTGGTATAACAGTCCTGACTTCATATCTCACATGCTTAAATTCGATCTTGGGTGGCGACGATGCCCGGTTGCTGGTTAGTTGAATAAATCCAACGAACAACAAGACGACGACCGCGGAAGTAATGAAGATAGTAGCTGATGAACATCCACCGGATTGCCTTGGCTTTGATTCAGACAAATCATATTGACTCATAATGCTCTCCTGCTGTTGAATGGCAAAAAACCACTATACAAAAGCGTAATCTTATGCTATAATTTTCATAGTGAATTGAATATTTGAGCGCCTAGAGCGCCCATGCAGAACGCCAATGAGCGTCCGCATCGGGCGCTTTTTTTGTTTTCCGTGCGCAATATAGTTTACGTGCAAATTTAGGTTTCTGTCAATTTAGGATAAATTATGCCCTCGCGTGAATTAGTATTCAGAATATCAATCCAAACAAACGACGCCAAGCGGCAGGCTGCAAATGTTCGGTCAATGTTTGAACGCGAGTTGCGCCAGATCAAGTTGGACAATGTCAACGTTGGCGGGGCGTCTGGGCAAGTCAAGATGCTCACGTCAGAGCTAAACAACGTTGCAGCAGCCGGCAAACGTGCGCAGGAATCGCTGCCGCAAGGTACGGACTTCGTGTCATCTGGCATCGGCGGTGCTATTGATCAACTCAAGGGGCTTGCCACGGCCTACGTCGGCTTACAAGCAATCACCGGCGCTATTGATTTGTCTAAGCTTGGCACACAGGCAAGTCGTACTTATGCATCGCTGAATATCCTATCTGGCGGTGGTGAGAAAACTGCCGCTGTGCTAAAGGCTATCCAGAAAGCAAGCAACGGCACGGTCAGCGAATTGGAAGCGGCCGGTATTGCCACGCAGGGGTTTGCGCTCAAGCTGGCGCAAACCCCTGCGGAATTTGAAAAACTGACCAGGGCGGCACGTGAGGTCGTGCAAGTTAGCCCAATCATTAATGATGTCAGTGATGCCCTGTCGCAACTTGCACTTTTTGCTGCGAACGAAAACAGCTTCGTTCGTGCTGATCAGTTGGGCTTGGCAGTGACCGAAGTTAAGGATCGGATGGCTGAGCTACGCCGCGAAAACGATTCTTTGTCTGGTTCGCAGGCGAAACTACTGGCGTCGATACAACTGCTTGACGAAAAGTACGGCGCTACGCTTGACACAGTTGAGGCGCAAGCAACAGGGATTGAAAAGCTTCGCGTTGCATGGGAAGACCTAAAGGTCGCCATTGCCACGGGACAGTTTGGATCTGCCGACGAATTCTTTTCAATAGACAAGCCCGCCCAGAACCTTGCCACAATCATTGAGGTAATCAGCGGCAATTACACCAAAGTACAAGGTGTGATTGATGGCGTTGGCCGATCAATCAACTACCTAGAAAACCGCAAAAACTCCTACTTCTTTCCAGAAGACACGACCTCGCAGATTGAAGACGCCCAAAAACGGCTTGCACTATATAAGGTGGCAGCGGAGAACGTCAACAATGCGCTGACTGCTGGTGTGCCAGGTGCCACTAAGTATCAAGGCGCATTGGACAGCATTAGCGATTCTGTCTCTAAGAGTGGCGGTTTCACCGATCAGCAAATTGCGCAACTGCAAGAATTAAACCAGTGGTACGAAACCACGGCGCAAGGCGCTGTCAAACTAAAGACCGCTGAAC